TTGCCCAGTTCAATTCATATCAACGCAGTTTAGATACAAATTTATATGTTGCAGGTGCATGTAAATGGTATATTGCAGGACCGAAAGAAACTCAATTAGAACCAATACGAGTACTTGGAGTTGTTGACTTGAACACACTTGCAATTAACGAATTACAGAAAAAACTCCCGGGCATTTCTCAAAAATTAACTAATCCATTAGAATTCTATACAGACTCAGATTTTGTAGTTCCACGAGATATTAATATTGGATAATTGAATTTTTTTTCATATTATACTAGTATGATATTGGACCATGAACAAGATGTACTAAATTTGATAGAACAATGCAAGATCAATAAAACATTGCTTGTTCCTATCTTTGCAAGTCCCACAATTCATGTTACATGTAATCCGTTAATAGCAATATACATATATACGGAAGCTAAAGATGAATGTATTATTCCTATTCGCCACACTGAACAACTAAGGGGCTTTCCTGAACTTGTCCCGCAGTTTTTACAATTACGCAATATCTTTATCCATGACAAGAAGCAATGGATTCAAACGGGGGGAAATGGGGATGTATGGGATGTTAAGACATTGTGGTGGTATACATATGGAGAATCATATGAAGAAGCCCATTATCCGACAGCTGCACATCAATTTTATTGGAGACGACATACATCATTACCTCAAGTAAATGCAATTGTCCCATTACAAAAACATATGGAAATGTGTCAAAAGATCCGACATTATGCTTGGCCTATGTGTATGAATGCAGAAATGTCAGATTCATATAAAAGATTTAATGATACGTATCCAGCAACCTTTGCACAAATTGAATCGGTAGGTTTACAAGTTACAGATACATTTCGAATGCCAGAAATAGTTAAGGATGGTAAAGTATATTCACAATACAATTATCATACAATGACCGGTCGACCTAGTAATGCATACAGAGGTTTCAACTTTGCTGCAATGAATAAAGAAGATGGAACGCGTTCTGCATTTTGTAGTAGATTTGAAAATGGAGCATTGGTAGAAATGGATTTTGATTCATATCATGTTAGATTGATTGCAAAACTTATTAAATATGAATTGCCTGTATCATCAATACATGATTATTTAGGTCAATTTTATTTTGGTGTGGATGCTTTAACAGACGAGCAACGAGCTGAAAGCAAACAAATTACATTTAGACTGTTGTATGGCGGCATTGATTCCGAATTCTTGTCAATACCATTTTTCCGGCAAGTAAATACATTTATATACGAGTTATGGGCAAAATGGAAATCAAAGCATTATGTTGAGACACCTGTTCTTAAACGGCGACTAACGGCAGATGCATTAAAAAATATGACAGCAAGTAAATTGTTTAATTATTATTTGCAAGCTACGGAAACGGAAGTGTCTGTGCAAAAATTGCAACAAGTACAAGATTTAATTAAAGACTATGAAACAGCAATGATACTTTATACATATGACAGTGTGCTATTTGATGTTCCTTTATCAGAAGCAAAAGATTTGTTACCGCGGATCAAACAGACATTAGAACAAGGCAATTTTCCCACAAAAGTGAAAGTGGGCAATATTTATGATAAAATAAAAACTATATCTTTATGAACATAGATTCAATATTAACGGAGTGGTGTTATAGATTACCAAAAGGATATCCTACAAATTCTAAAGATTACGAAGTATTATACCAAGTAATTGTGGAATTTGCCAATGTTACGCCTGATTATGCTCGGCAAATTGTTGAACGTGCTAAAGGTGCATCTAAACAATTAATTGCTGAATCTATTGAGATTGATTCTATAGAAAATCCAGCATTAGTAGACGCACTTAATGCAGCAGGTAAAATTGCAGAATTCCGACAATTTTTAAGTTTATTACCAACAGAAGCAGATCCAATAACATTGAAATATCTAAATTCAATTTCACCGGAAGGTGCTGCACAATTTGCTAATTTATTATATTCACAAAACAGCATTGATGAAAATCAACTCAATCAAACCAGTTTTATAACAGGTGTTGCATCTGACTTATTTAGATTGGAACCAAAAGGTTTAGGTAAAGGTGAAATATTTTTAGCTGCATTAATACAAGATGCTCAAATTAATGGTGGAGGCGAAAGCTTTGATATGACAGTTAATGGAAAGCCATATGAAATCAAAGATTACACCGGTGGTAAAGGAAATGCAAAATCAATTAGGTTAGGAACTAAAGCTAGTGTAACGAGATTCAAATTTTGGGATGAAATAGTAACCACCTTGAAACGACTTGATCAATTACGCGGAACAATGGAAAATCCAAAATTTGATTTTCGCAAGTATTTTGATCAACCTTTATTAGATTCAATTACATATTTAGATGGTCGTCGCCAATTCATAATGGCAGGTAATCTAAACATGAAAGATAAACAGTTTCTAGATCAATTTTATCGAGAGGCAAATGCATTAAATTCCGATATTGCTGGTTATACCAATGTCATATTGCGAGGTCCAAATGCAACACCAATTGAAATGTCAATTGAACCTATCACAAAAACACCCGATGGGTCAATTGTTATAAAACCAATTGAAGACGGAAGCCAAGATATAACCTATATTAATTCAGAATTACGACGTTTAAAATATGTACGAGATCCATCTCAATTAAATGTTGATTTGCAACAAGCAGTAAATGAAATAATTGGCAGTGATTTACAATTTATAGTTTTTAGAAAAGATCGCATACGAGTTACCAATGATTTTCGTTATGTAGTAATTGATGCCGGTAAAATTCGTATCATTGAAAAGGCAATCGGTGCAGACAAAGTTGATTTAACAGACACAGATATAACCGAGGAATATGAATTTTGAAAACACAACTACTTTGCACATTTGCACATAAGTCAGACTTAAATATCGTTATTGATTACGTACAACAAAGTTATATAATACCAGAACAACGAATATTTGTATTTGCAAATGCAGATGCAACAGACAATTTATATTGTACATATAATGCCGATGCTGGAACGCAACGGGGTCAGAATACAATAAGCATACACCGGAAAAAAGAAACTAATACATTATATACAGTAAATGCATTGAACGAGATAATTCGTGCAGTAAATAACGGCGTATTAGACAAAACATACCAGCTGGATTGGTCGGTGTATCAAAATTCGTTTATATTAACCGATGATACCGGTTACCGCGTAATAGACCTCGTTTTCTTTAAGAAAATTGGTTGGCGCTGATATTTATTTTAAAAAAATTAATTAATTAACTTTGATTTACCCCATTAATTATCTATATTATAATTAATATTTTATTTTATTAACCAATTAACAAAAGGCAAAAAAATGGCTTTAAATTTAGACGCTATCAAGGCGAAGCTCAATCAGTTAAACAAATCTGATGACAAAAAACAAAATTTGTGGAAACCTGAAGCAGGTAAAACGCGAGTAAGAATTGTACCATATGTACATCGCAAAGACAATCCATTCTTAGAATTATATTTTCATTATGACATCGGAAAAAGATCCATGTTATCACCAATCACATTTGGCAATGCAGATCCAATTGTAGAATTTGCAGACAAACTTAAAAAGACTGGTGATAAAGATGAATGGTTGATGGGTCGTAAGATTGAACCTAAAATGAGAACATATGTTCCTGTTATCGTTCGAGGAAAAGAATCTGAAGGAGTTAAATTTTGGGGATTCGGTAAAACAATTTACACAGAACTTCTTTCTATTATCTCAGATGCAGATTATGGCGATATTACAGATTTAATGAATGGTCGTGATATTGATGTAGAATTTACTCCAGCAGAAGGTGGAGCATTTCCTAAAACAGCAATTAGGGTTAAACCTAATACACAACCAGCAACGGATGATAAAGCAATTGCTGAAAAAATCATGAATCAACCTCAAATCACCGATTTATTTCCTGAGCCAACTTATGAAGAATTAGAAAAAGCATTAACAGAATGGATGAATCCAGAAAATGCTGATTCTGATGTTGAAGAAACGGAAAGTGAAGAAGAAACAACTACAACTGCACCAGCTGCAAAGGCATCAACAAAGCCAACTGCAACTAAAGTAGACGATGTTTCATCTGCATTTGACAATTTATTTAATTAAGGATCATAATGGCTAAAAGCAAAAGTAAGTCAGAACTGGCGGATGTATTAGCAAACACGCTGGCAGAAAGTATTAACAAACAATTCAAAGGACAAGCTCTTAAGACTGCATTCTTTTTAGATGGAGATGATGATGCCCCTAGTAATGTTAAAGAATGGATTTCATCAGGATGCGACTCACTTGATTTAGCAATTTCAAACCGCCCTTATGGAGGATTTCCGGTAGGGCGGATTACCGAAATTACCGGGTTGGAAGCTTCGGGTAAATCATTATTAGCATCACATACCTTAGCGGAAACACAGAAGAAAGGCGGATTAGCAGTTTACATTGATACAGAAGCAGCAACTAGTAGCGAGTTTTTACAAGCTATTGGCGTTGATTTAAAAACAATGTTATATGTTCCATTAGAGACTGTTGAAGAAATATTTGAAACTATTGAAACTATAGTTGAGCAAGTACGTAAATCAGATAAAGATCGTTTAGTTACAATCATTGTAGATTCAATAATGGGTGCTTCAACAAAAATTGAAATGGCTGCAGAATATGACAAAGATGGTTATGCAACATCTAAATCTATTATTTTATCCAAAGCAATGCGTAAAGTTACCAATTGGATTGCTCGAGAAAGAATTTGTTTGATATTTACCAATCAACTTCGTACTAAAATGGGTGTATCATTTGGAGACCAATGGACCACAGCAGGAGGGAAGGCAATTCCATTCCATGCTTCGGTAAGATTGAGATTGAAAAATACAGGAATGATTAAAGCAAAAATTAATGGCGTTGAACAAATAGTTGGTAGCAAGACAGAAGTTCAAGTTGTCAAGAATCGAATGGGACCTCCCCACCGAAAAGTACTTTATGAAATTTACTATGACAGTGGAATTGATAATTACGGCGGTTGGTTAGAAACTATGAAGAAATTTGATTTAGTTAAACAAGCCGGCGCACATTATACATTGGAAGATGTTGACACAGAAACTGGTGAAGTATTTGGTGAAATTAAATTTCAATCAAAAAACTTTATAGAAAAGGTGATTTCAAAACAAGAAATCAAAGACAGGTTATATCAAAGAATTTGCGATGCTTACATATTCAAATACCAAGCTGGAATCGACGGCGGAATAGATGATGTAATTATCATCGATGAAGTTTATGACGAAGAAGGGTAATGAACAAGTATCAACAATTATTTAAAGAGTTACAACAAGAAAGGATTTCAAGTCCGTCAAAAGTAAATGACCACATCATGATATTTGACGGCTTGAATACCTTCATTCGTAGCTTTGGCGCCACTCCGGCATATAATGAGGATGGTGACCATATCGGTGGTATAACTGGATTTTTATATTCAGTTGGAAAAACGATTAGGGATTTTAAACCTAGTCGCTGTGTTATTGTATTCGATGGTAGAGGTGGGAGTGCAAAAAGAAAACGCATTTACAGTGATTATAAAGGCAATAGAGCTAATAAAACTAAATTGCGTCGACACGATCATCATGAATCAACATTGGAACAAGAACAAGAATCAATGCGACATCAATTTAGCAGATTAGTGTCATATCTAGATAATTTGCCTGTTACCTTTATTTCGATGGATGGTATCGAAGCTGATGATACTATTGCATACATAACTCAAATGTATCAGGATATTAGCAAAAAGATGACAGTGGTATCTACGGATAGAGACTTTTATCAATTGATAAGTCCTACATTGCAAGTTTGGTCTCCTATCAAAAAGAAAATGTATAATGAAGAAACCTTAATTGAAGAGTTTGGTGTTCATCCTGCTAATTATGTTGTATATCGTACATTTACAGGTGATGCATCTGATAACATTCCTGGAGTAGATGGATTTGGTCCAAAGACAATATTAAAAACATTTCCAGAACTTGTTAACGCTACAGAGTTTACATTGACAGATTTACAAGACAAATGCAATACTAAAATTCAATTAAATGAATCTAAAAATTATCAAAAGGTAATGGATAACTATGATACCATTGATAAAAATTATCGTTTAATGAACATAAAACTTTTAGATATTCCAGCACAGACTGCAACAAAAATACGAGGAATATTAGATCAACCTATTTCATCATTGAATCGTTCAGAATTCCAACGTCTATTTTATGAAGATAAGATGTGGTCAATTATGAAGAATTTACCGGAATGGTTAAACAATACTTGGTTATCATTGGATGCATTTGCAAAACAAACCCAACATTAATTTGATTTTTAAAATGTTTTCCTTATATTGGTTATATGACAGATAAATTAAGTGAATATGGTTATGGCTTTCAAGTAAAAGTTATAGCAGCTATGTTTACGGATAGAGCTTTTTTACAGCAAATTGCAGATATTATTCAATCAGACTATTTTGAATCTGATGCAAATAGTTGGCTATTGGAAGTTATAATTACACACTTCCGAGAATATAAATCACCTCCATCAAAAGATGTACTCAAAGTTAAAATTACAGAGATTGAAGATGGCGTTTTAAAAACCGCAATAATGGAGCAATTGAAAGAAGTATTCCGATTTATGGAATCCGATGATCTTTCTTTTGTTAAAGATGAAATTCTTAAATTTTGTAAAAATCAAGAAATTAAACGAGCTATTATGGATTCGGTAGGATTACTCAAAATGGGTAACTATGATGAAATAAAAAGCAAGATTGATGATGCAATGAAAGCAGGTGCTGATACCAATATTGGATTAGATTATAAAGCAAATATTTCAGCTAGATATGCAGAATCATCTAGACATACTATTACTACGGGTTGGGATGTTGTTGATGATTTAATGGATGGAGGATTGGCTCGGGGTGAATTAGGAGTAGTAATGGCTCCTGCTGGTATTGGTAAATCATGGATGCTTATTAATATTGGTGCAAATGCAATGCGCGCAGGACATACCGTTATACATTATACATTGGAGCTCAATGAAAATTATGTAGGTCAACGATATGATTCTGTATTAACAGGTATTAATGCTCAAACATTGAAACATCATCAGGACACAGTACAAGAAAAAATGAATGCATTGAGTGGTGATTTGATTGTTAAATATTTTCCAACCAAGTCTGTTGGTATAATGGGTTTAAAGGCACATTTAGAAAAAACAATCATGTTAGGCAAAACTCCAGCGCTTGTAATTGTAGATTATGGTGACTTGTTGAAAATCAATACAAAAAAGGACAAGCACGAAGCCTTAGAAGAACTTTACGAAGAGTTAAGAGGAATGGCAGGGGAATATGACATCCCGGTATGGACTGCATCACAAGCAGGGAGATCGGCATTAGAAGAAGATGTTATTGAAGCAGATAAAATTGCATCATCATACGGAAAAGTAATGGTTGCTGATTTTTTAATGTCACTTTCTAGAAAAGTAGAAGATAAAATGTCAGGTACAGGAAGAGGCCATGTTATTAAAAATAGATTTGGTCCAGATGGTATTACATTACCTAGTAAAATCAATACAAATAATGGTCAATTCCAATTTTTTGAACCGCAGACAACCCAAGGTAAACAAACTACTCAAGTAATGAAAACGGGTGAAAATTTAATTAAGAAAAATTTGGCTCAAAAGTTCAAAGATTTGGGCGGAACATTAGGTTAAGACATATTTATATAAAATTAGGCACGGATTCATTCCCGGCCTTTTTTTGTCTAAAAACAATTTATAAATTTATTAAAAACGAGATTACAAACAATGGAGATTTCAAACAAAATTTTGAGTGAAATTACGGTATACATGAAGTATGCCAAATATCTTCCTGAACTCAATCGTCGAGAGACGTGGGAAGAATTAGTTACAAGAAACAAACAAATGCATCAAAAAACTTATCCGCACTTAGTGGATGAAATTGAAAAAGCATATGAGTTTGTATATGCAAAAAAAGTATTGCCTTCGATGCGTAGTTTGCAATTTGGTGGAAAGCCAATTGAAATTTCTCCTAATCGTATCTATAACTGTGCATATTTGCCAATTGATGATCATAGAGCATTTGGTGAAGCAATGTTTCTATTATTAGGCGGTACTGGTGTAGGATATTCGGTACAAAAACATCATGTAGAAAAATTACCAGAAATACATAAACCAAATCCAAAAAAGACTCGTCGATATCTAATTGCTGATTCAATTGAAGGTTGGGCAGATGCAGTAAAAGTATTAGTTAAATCATATTTTACGGGCGGATCATCATTTGCATTTGATTTTTCCGATATTCGTCAAAAAGGAGCACGCTTAGTTACATCTGGCGGAAAAGCTCCAGGACCACAACCACTCAAAGAATGTTTGATTAAATTGCAAGGTATCTTAGATGCAAAAGAAGATGGCGATAAATTATCTCCAATTGAAGTGCACGATATGGTTTGTCACGTTGCAGATGCAGTATTAGCAGGCGGAATTCGTCGAGCGGCACTTATATCTTTATTTAGTGCAGACGATGAAGAAATGATTGCATGCAAATCAGGTAATTGGTGGGAAATTAATCCACAAAGAGGCCGAGCAAATAATTCAGCAACATTAATGAGACATAAACTTACAAAAGAATTCTTTATGGATCTTTGGAAGCGTGTTGAATTATCAGGAGCTGGAGAACCTGGAATTTATCTAACAAATGATAAAGATTGGGGAACTAATCCATGTTGTGAAATTGCACTGCGTCCATTCCAATTCTGTAACCTATGTGAAGTAAATGCATCGGATATTGAATCACAAGAAGATTTAGAAGCTCGAGTAAAAGCAGCAGCATTTATTGGAACACTTCAAGCAGGATATACAAGTTTTCATTATCTTCGTCCAATTTGGCAACGTACAACTGAAAAAGATGCATTGATTGGCGTATCTATGACAGGCATTGGTTCTGGTGTTGTATTAGGATATGATATGAAAGCTGCAGCAAAAGCAGTTAAAATTGAAAATGAAAGAGTTGCAAACTTAATAGGAATCAATCGTTCAGCTCGTACAACCACAGTTAAACCAGCAGGAACAACTTCATTAGCATTAGGTACATCATCAGGAATACATGCATGGCACAATGATTATTATATAAGAAGAATCCGTGTTGGTAAAAATGAAGCAATATATTCTTATTTAGCAACCAATCATCCAGAACTAGTAGAAGATGAATATTTCCGTCCACATGATACGGCAGTTATTTCGATTCCACAAAAAGCTCCGGAAGGTGCAATTTTAAGAACCGAATCGCCATTTGCATTATTAGATCGTATCAAGAAAGTACATTTGGAATGGGTTAAACCAGGACATAGAAGTGGCAACAATACTCATAACGTATCGGCTACAGTTTCTTTGCGCGATGATGAATGGGATTTGGCAGGTGAATGGATGTGGACAAACCGAGATCATTATAATGGATTAAGTGTATTACCATATAACGGTGGAACATATACTCAAGCACCATTTGAAGATTGTACTCCTGAAACATATGAAACTATGATGAAATCACTTCATAATATAGATTTAAGCAACGTAATTGAATTAGATGATAACACGGACCTATCAGGCGAGTTAGCTTGTGCCGGTGGCAATTGCACCATTATTTAATTTCACAGGCTCCTTATATTTATTTATATAAGGAGCTTTATGATTATTTATAAAACAACAAATTTAGTTAATGGAAAAATTTATATTGGAAAAGATAAACACAATAATCCTAAGTATTTAGGCTCCGGTAAACGATTAGATAACTCAATAAATAAATACGGCAAAGAAAATTTTGAAAAAGTAATATTAGAGTATTGCGATTCAGAAAAACATATGGTAGAACGAGAAAAATATTGGATTAAATATTTTGATTCTACTAATAGATTAACTGGTTATAATTTAACACACGGTGGCGAAGGCGGCGACACTTTTAGTTTACGGTCACTAGAAGAACAAGAACAAACTAGAAAAGCATTGTCAATAGCCTCATCATATTGGAATAATATTAATCGACAGAAACATAGCGAAAATACTAAACGATTGTGGCAAACTGAAGAATATTCTAAAAAAGTTAAAGACGGAGTTAATCTAGCAAACCAAAATCCAGATATACTTGCCAAACGCAAACGTATAATGAAAGAAGTTTGTAATACACCTGATGCTCGTGCTACTAGAAGTAAAAATGCAACTGGCATCAACAATAGTACATGGAAAGGGTATGCGTATTTATATGATGCTGATATGAAATTTATTAAACGATATGAATGTATAGGATACTTAAAAAATGAGTATCCATTATGTTCGCAAAATAATATTGAGATACGAAACGGCAAAATTGATATTATAATTAAATCATCCAGAAAACAAAAATTACCATATGATGGTTATAGAATAATAATAACTAAATCACATATTTATTAATATGATACGATTAAAAGATATATTGAAAGAAATAGGTGATGCAAGTTCACAGCCATACCCATATGATTTTTATGGCGATTATGGAAATATGAGAATTTATGGGTTTGATACTGAAAGTTATCCATATACTGTAGAATTACAGTATGCTGATTTAGACAACTATGACGAAGATGCAACTAACATATTAGGAGTAAGATTTTATGTTGCCGATGAAGACGATCCGGATATGGAACGAGATGATGTAGTAACAAATAAGGGTGAACTATTTAGAGTTATGGCAACTGTAACTGCAATTATTAAAAAAGATTTGCAAGACCACCCTGAAATTGATACTATAACATTTACCCCGGCAAAAAAAGAAGGCGAAACTACAAATGTATCTAGATTAAATCTTTATACTCGATATATTAAAAATGCTTTTCCTAATGCATCTATAACTTCGGGAACTAGAGGTAGTGTAGACGTAAAGTTAAATAGCAATACACCAAAATATGATGCATCGGGTATCGATACTCCAGGTGATCCAACAATGTAACGTTATGATACAATCAGCATCAAAAGATTGGATATATCAACTCTATGTGAGGGAGTTTGGAAACAAGCTCTCTCCGGATGAGTTTTATTACAATGAAAATGGTCAATTGGTAATGACTGAAGCATATCATCAAAAACGTGGATCATGTTGTGGTAATGGGTGTAAACATTGTCCGTATGAGCCTAAACATCAAAAAGGCAATACCAATCTTAAAGATATTTATTAATATGATACGATTAAAAGATATATTGAAAGAGTCTTATATTGATAACAAATTTCAATCTGAATTAATTGATAGGATAAATGATGAGTATAGGGAAGATTACAAATCATTAACCCCACAAGAAATTAACGATGGTTATTGTGATATATGGGCATCATTGTTCATGGAACGGTTTGGAGGAGATCATCAATGGTCTTTTGACTTTCCAAATGACCCAAATGGACATTCATGGGTAAAGTTAGGAAATAAATTTTATGATGCTGAAATGCTAAATGGTACTACCGAATTGGCAAATTTACCATTTTTTCAAAGATTTATAAAAAAATATGGCACCGGATGGTTAGATGCCGAATTTTACACTAATATTCAAAAAACAAAATACGACACATCAGGTATAGATACTCCAGGTAACCCAACCATGTAATATTTTACATAAATCTTTGAATTTTAAATAAAATTTCTTATATTATAAAAAGAAAACAAGTTATGACAGACAAACAACAAAAGAAATTAGAACTAGTTCAATCTGGTTTTGCTAATGGTATATCAACTCAATTAGCAACTAAACAAGCAATGTGTGGCCCTGATGCTGAATTAACTCCGGATGAAAAAAATGATATTATTGCAGATGCAGCATATCATTATGGTAAATTTTTATCAGCATTAGGCGTAACATGGCAGTCAGATCCAAATTCATCTGACACTCCACGCAGAGTTGCAAAAGCATATGTAAATGATTTATGGGCTGGTAGATATAATCCAATGTCAGGAATCACAGCATTTCCTAGTGACGGATATGATGGCATTGTATTTGAAGGAGGTATTCCATTAACTTCAATGTGTAGCCATCATCATCAAACCATTTCCGGTCTTGTTCATGTTGCATATATTCCAGGTGAAAATAGCAATGTTATCGGTTTAAGTAAATTGAATCGTGTTGTAGAACATTTTGGTAGACGAGGTGCAATTCAAGAACAATTGACAGTAGCAATTCATCACGCAATAGATGAGCTTATTGAAAACAATAAAGGTGTAGCAGTTATGATTGAAGCAACTCATAATTGTGTGCAATGCAGAGGTGTTAAGCACGGCGGTGCTTCAATGAAGACTGCAAAATTAGCGGGAGCATTCCTAGAAGATGGTAATGCCCGCTCAGAATTTTATCAATTCGTAAAAGGTTATAATTAATGAAAAGATTACATGTAAAATTTATCAAATGGTTATCTAATAAATTTGGATATAAGATTATAATGCTTAAAGCAGCAAACGGAACTACCACAATTGAAGGCGACAAAGAATTACTTAAATATGTTGATGTTTCTGGGTATTTCTTTAAAAAAGAACCATTATCTAGAATAAAGGCATCTAAAACACCAACTTCAGCTGAAGAAATGTTTTTATCAAAACCCGTTCCTGATATTACACATATAGACCCAGTAGTAAAACTTACATCTAAACATCTAAAAGATTTAGGAATAATAAAATAATATGGCAACTTATAGAAAAAAACCAGTAGAGATTCAAGCAATTCAATGGGTATCTGATAACATTGAACAAGTGTATGAAATGTTAGGCGATAATCTAATAATAGATATAGATGAAGATGAGTTAAGACATTTCATTAACACATTAGAAGGTAAAATGGAATTGTCTTGGGGCGATTATGTTATCAAAGGTGTTAAAGGAGAATTTTATCCGTGTAAACCTGATATCTTTGAATTAACTTATGAAATGGTAGAAAAAACAAATGAAAATGGCAAAGTTTAAGTCAACAAAATTATTTGATGGGTATTCTGCATGTTTCCGTCAATGGAAAGCAGTTGATACCCATTGCAGATTCATGCATGGTTACGCAGTATCATTCCGAGTGTGGTTCGAAGGCGAATTAGATGAAAGAAATTGGGTATGGGACTTTGGTGGCATGAAGCGCGCCAAAACTCAAATTGCAGATATGTCACCAAAAGACTATTTTGCATTTTTATTAGATCACACTACAATTGTAGCTATTGATGATCCGCATTTAGAAACATTCCAACAAATGGATGCAAATGGCATTATTCAATTACGAATTTTACCAGCAACAGGTTGTGAAAAATTTGCAGAACATTTATATTTTGTAATAAATGCATTTCTTAAAAAAGAAACCAATGGTAGAGTTAAGGCAACAAAAGTAGAAGTTTATGAACACGAAAGAAACTCAGCAAGTTATGGAGAATAATGAAACATACGTATCACTGTTTGAGTATTTAGGTAAAGGATCTGGTGGTACAAATACCGGTAGAGAAGTTACGGCAGAAGCTATAAAACAAGGCATTGAGATTAAATGGAGAATGCTACCCAAAGAAGTACAAAAGCCAGAATATACTCAAGTACAATTATATCCGATATCATTCTTAGATTCATATTTTGCTAATGATACTAATCCTGAAATAGATCGAACACCATTAGTAAGACGTTCTGAAT